CTGTTCGATGTCGCTGCACGATGACATCGCCCGCGCCATCGAACAGGTAGAAACCCGCGACGCGCCCCCCGCTCAGGGCAAGGCAACGGCTACCCCCGAAGCGGTCGCCCCCGGGGAGCGTGCTCGCGGGCCTGATGGCCGATTCCTTCCCGTTGCCCCGGAAAGGCCCGCCGCAGCCCCGCCAGCGGCCCCTGTTGCGTCCGTGAAGCCCGGGGATGCCCCGGCACCCAAGCCGCAGCTTCAACCCGATCCGAAGCCGCCAGCGGCCCCGGCGAAGGCCGCCGAGGCGGCAGCTCCGGCCCAGCTCCGGCCCCCGGCGAGCTGGAAGCTCCCCGCCCGTGAGCACTGGGCGAAGCTCCCGCCGGAGGTGCAGCAGGAGGTGGTGCGGCGCGAGACCGAGGTCGGGCGCACGCTGCAGGAGTCGGCCCGATCCCGGGAAGCGCTCGCGCAGGTGCAGGGCGTGCTCGGCCCCTTCGCCGCGAACATCCGCGCCGCCGGGGTGGACGCGATCACGGCCATGGGCAATTTCTTCAAGGCCGACAACACGCTGCGCCACGGCTCGATCAGCGAGAAGGCGCAGCTCGTCGCCGACATCATCAAGAACTACGGCGTGGACATCAAGGCGCTCGACTCGACCCTCGCCGGTCAACCGGCGCAGGCCGATCCGAACGCGGAGCTGGCCGACCGGCTGCGGCGCGAGATGCGCGAACAGCTCCAGCCCGTGCTCCAGCACTTCAGCCACATGCAGGGCCAGCGCCAGCGGGCGCTCGCGCAGATCAACGGCGACGCCACCACCGAGGTCGAGAACTTCGGGCAGGACGCGGCGCACGAATTTTTCGAGGACGTGCGCGTGGAGATGGCCGACATCATTGACCTCTACACGCAACGCGGCCAGCCGATCACATTGCAGGACGCTTATGATCGTGCTATAAAACTCAATCCGCAGGTGAGCGAGATTATCGCGAAGCGTGCGGAAGCGGAGCGGGTGAACGCTCAAGCAGCAGCCGCCCAGCGGGCCAGAAGGACCGCAGCGAGCATCAGCGGATCACCGGCTCCAGCAGGTTCACCGGGACCAGCAAGCGACGACCGGCGCGGCGCAATCGAAGCCGCGTGGGATTCGGCGAGTAACAGCTAGGCCACCCGTCAGTAGTCTCCCGTCCACGCGGGAGCTGCGAACACCGGCAACGGTGCCATCGCGGGATCGCGTGAGCCGGTCGCCCGACCGGACAAAGGGCGCGTGCCATCGTGATCGAACACGGTGCCTCGCGGGCAGGTGGGCACTTGCGTGCCCGTTTGCAACCTTTGAACGGAGGCACCCGTGGCATTCCCCAATGTTTCCGACATTGTGGCGACCACTATCGAGAATCGCTCGAAGAAAATCGCCGACAATGTGACCAAGAACAACGCGCTGCTCACGTATGTGGATCGGCGCGGCAACATCAAGACAATCAGCGGCGGCTCGGTCATCTTCCAAGAGCTGAGCTTCGCCGAGAACGGCAACGCCGGATGGTATTCGGGCTATGACCTGCTCCCGGTCGCAGCTCAGGATGTCATCAGCGCGGCGCAGTTCGACATCAAGCAGGCGGCCTGCCCGGTCATCATCAGCGGGCTGGAGCAACTGCAGAACTCGGGCAAGGAGCAGATGATTGACTTGCTCGACGGTCGCATCGGTGTTGCCGAGGCGACGATGGCGAACCTGCTCGCGGGCGGCATCTACTCGGACGGCACCGCGAACGGCGGCAAGCAGATCACCGGGCTGGATGCGGCAGTGCCGGTCAACCCGGCCACCGGCACCTACGGCGGCATTGACCGGAATACGTGGGCCTTCTGGCGTTCCAAGACCACCACCGCAGGCGCGGCGCTGACGAAAGACACCATCGGCGACGCCATGAATGCGATGTGGGCCTCGCTCGTGCGCGGCATGGATCGCCCGGACCTGATCGTGATGGACGGCTTCATGTGGGGTATCTACATGGCGTCACTTCAGGCGCAGCAACGCTTCACCGATCCCTCCTCGGCCAATCGCGGCTTCCCGACCGTGAAATACATGGACGCGGACGTGGTGCTCGACGGCGGTATCGGCGGCTTCTGCCCCGCGAAAACGGCGTTCTTCCTCAACACGAAGTATCTGCACTATCGCCCGCACTCCTCGCGCAACATGGTCCCGCTCGCGCCGAACAAGCGCTACGCGATCAATCAGGACGCGGAGGTGCAGATCATCGGCTGGGCTGGCAACCTGACCAGCTCGGGCAGTCAGTTTCAAGGGCGTTTGATCAGCCCGTAATCGGGTGAGCGCGTGGGGGCGGCTGGCGCGGGCTGGCCGCTCCCACTTTTTTCGAGGAGAACGCAATGGCACTAGCACCATACGCTGATCACGCGCAGCAGCACAGCGTGCTCATGAACAAGCCCGAGATTCTGGAGGTGGTGGAGCCTGAGCCGCTGGAGGGCGAAGTGAAGGCCGGAGCATCGCATCCGGATCAGGAGGACACGGTGAGCGTCACGGCGAACGAGAAAGAGACGCCAGCGCCGCCGACACCACCCGCGCCGCTCGCGGGCGAAGTGGCCCCCGGCGCATCCGAGCCTGACGTGCAACCGCCCAGCGTCAAGGGCACCAGCTACGACGAGGAGTAACCCATGCCTGCATCCCTACCCGGCGACACCAAGGCAAACAACACTGGCGGCAATCCCGACGCGGGCCGCGCAGTGATCTTCGATCTAATGTCGGGACCGAAAGGCTCGCCGCTCGATAAGGACACGGCGGGCAACGCATCAACCGGAGCGCTCTCGACCGGCATCGGCTTCGGCGCGAGCGTGGTGATCGGCGGCTCGATCCCGCGAGCTGGATTCACCGATGACTACAAGCCCGGTATCTCGACACCGGCACCTGCCGACGCAGCCGATTCTCGCTTCATGTATATCGGCGGCGGTCGCACCAGCGCAACCGGCGCGACCCCGGGGCGACCGTTCCCGCCTGCGCCGTTCACGGCAGGCTTCGGGATCGGCGGCGCTGGCAACGGCGGATCGCGTGACGCGGGCGCGGGTCCCGCGTTCACCGGCTTCGGCCTGAAGCTCGTCACTGGCGCTGCAGCGGCAGGTGCTGCGGTCGAGGCTGGCTGGGTCAATCGCTCTGGCGTCGCGCTCGTTGCGGGCCAGTCCACTTTCGGCAGCGCAGCCGTCGCCTCGGCGGCACCCGCGTGATGTGCTTTCGTATCGCAGACACCTCAAAAGGAGAATGACCATGTTGCAGACCTTCGACTCCGACATCAGTCACTTCGATCCGCGCAACCCCTACGTGGGCGACGAGAAGCTGCCCGTGCGCTTCTACATGGGAGCCGTGCCCGACGATGCAGAGACTGCTCGCCAAGGCCGCCCGATGTTTCGCGATGTCGAGTGCATTCAGATTTTCAACAGCAAGGACAACGTGATTGACCGCCCGGTGCGCGACACGGACAAGAAGCGCTGGCCCGGGGCTTACAACGCGTGGAAGCAGAGCGGCGACGGCGAGCCGGGTGCAGTTGGCACGCGCCTCGAACACTGGCCGCAGATGTCCCGCGCTCAGGTCGAGGAGTATCGCTATTTCAAGGTGTTCACCGTCGAACAACTGGCGGCGATGCCCGACAGCACCGTGCAGAAAATCATGGGCGCGTCGAAGCTGAAGCAGTTGGCGCAGCTCTACGTGGAAGCCGCGAAGGGCGAGGCACCGTTCCAGCGCCTGCAGGCTGAAATCGAGAAGCGTGACGGCCAGATCGCCGAGCTGACTGCGGAGGTGCGACGCCTGAGCGAGCTGATCAAGGACAAGCTGACGGTCCCGGCATAGTCCGATGGCCTCACTCCAGAAGCTAGATACCATCTTCGAGGAAGTGAAGCAGGCGTGCCTGCAGCTCTCGCTGCCGCCGCCGACCGGCGTCTATGACTCGCAGGATGAAAATGCGCAGTTGATGGGATCGGTCGCGAACCTCGCGGGGATCATGGTCTCCGAGGCGTTCGAGTGGCAGCAACTGCGCAAGCCCTTCGTGGCGAGCGGCGACGGCAGCCGCAAGACGTGGGACTTGCCCGCCGACTTCTCGCGCTTCGTGGATGACACCGGCTGGTCCTCGGCGATCCGCCGCCCGGTGGTGGTCCTCGATCCGAAGCAGTGGGCGGCAATTTCGAGCTGGATGTCGCAGAGCTTTACGATCAACCCGGCGTGCCGGATCGTGGCCGACCAGCTCGTGTTCATGTCCGCGCCGCCTGCGGGAGACCAGATCACGTTTGAATACATTGACGCGAACTGGGTGATAGACGCCGACGCCCCGACCACGATGAAGGCGAAGGCCAACAAGAACGGCGACATCCCGCGCTTCGACTGGCTTTTGATGGTGCTCGCCATCAAGCTGAAGTGGCTGGAGCAAAAGGGCATGAACACCGTCGCCGTGCAGGCCGACTTCAATGATCGGCTGCTCCAGCTCACTCAACGCAATCAGATGGCGCAGACGTTGACGCTATCGGGTCCTGTGCCCGGGAGCTTCCGCTACCTCGACAACTACGCGAACACGCCCGACACCGGCCTCGGCCTCTAGCCATGTTCAGGCTTGCCACCCCGCAGAACACGCGCCGCGCTCGCCCCGTGGTCGGGACGATCACCCCGCTCGCCATCCCGATCAAGGGCATGAATGCGCGGGACGCGTTCGCGGTGATGGGGCCGCAATACGCGATCAGCTTGAGCAACGTGATCGTGGAGAACTACGGGCTGCGCACGCGGCGCGGTTACGCCGAATACGCGACGGGACTGCCCGGGGCGCTCCCGGTGTGGACCGTGATGAGCTACTACCCGGCGCTCGCCCCGGCACCGCTGGCAAGGCAGGAGCTGCGCGTGATCCCGAACAACGTCGCCCGCATGATGCTCTCGCACTGGTCGAAGGCAGTGCCGCCTGTGGGCAAGCTCTTCGCCGCGACCAACTCCGGGCGCATCTATGACGTGACCGCTGGCGGCGCGGGTCCATGGACGCCGGAAGCGGGCGTGCTCGGCCTCACTGACTTCTGGACGTGGTTGAACTTCCAGAACATCGCCGGATCGTTTCTCGTGGTCACCAATGACGGCGGCGGCTACTCCTACTACAACGGCACCGCGTGGGCGACGCCCGTGGAGGGCACGGGGATCGGCGAGATTGACGGCGCGGACCCGTCGAAATTCTGCTTCGTGATGGTGTGGAAAAAACGCCTGTGGTTCATCGAGAAGGATCACACCCGCGCATGGTATCTGCCGGTCGGCCAGTTAACTGGGCAGGTGACCGAGTTCAACTTCGGCGAGCAGTTCCGGCACGGCGGTCACTTGGCCGCGCTCGCGAACTGGACGGTGGACGGCGGCGAAGGCATTGATGATCACCTGATCGCAGTCGGATCGCAGGGCGATGTAGTGGTCTACAAGGGCGTTGATCCCGACGACCCGACGAGCTTCGGGCTGCACGGCGTCTGGAGTGTGGGGGCGCTCCCCGCTGGGCGGCGCTCGGTGATCAACACCGGCGGCGACATCCAGATTCTCTCGCATTTCGGCGTGACCCCGCTCTCGGCGCTGCTCTCCAGCTCGCAGTTGGGCGACATCGAGGACAAGCGCCTCACCTACGTGATCGCGCCGTTGATTGCGCGGTTGATGCGCGACTATTCCGCCCTCCCCGGCTGGGCGATCCGCACCGTCGCACGCGATGAGCTGCTGCTGATCCGCGTGCCGGATCAGGCGCTCGAATACGCGGGCCAGTTCTTTGCGCTGAAGGTTCCAACCGGCGGCTGGTCGGCGCTGAAAGACCTGCCCTACCGCGACCTCGTGACTGTTGACGCGGAAGCCTTCGCCGGATCGCATGACGGGCGCGTGCTGCGAGCCTTCGAGGGACCGCTCGACAACGTGAAGCTCGGGGAGACGCTGGGCGATAACACGGGCGTCACGATCATCAGTCAGGTGACGCCTTCCTATCAGGCCATGGGCGACCCGGGACTGCAGAAGGTTTTCAAGCTGGTGCGCCCGACCTTCATCACCACGATGAAGCCGACGCTCACCATGCAGGTGCTGGTGGACTACGGGCCGCCGAGGCCGCCGGTTACGCCGACCCTTCCCGACATCGCGGTTTCGCTGTGGGACGTTGACCTGTGGGATTCCGCGATCTGGTCGGGGCTACGCGAGCCGATCAAGGAATGGCTGGGCTGTCACGGCGTGGGGTTTGTCGGCACGGTGCAGCTCGACTATCGTGGGAGCGCGGACACGCTGCTCGCCTCGATTGACTTCTGGACCGAGCAAGGGGGTGTGATGTGATCGTCACTCCGAAAAACGGGACCGAGTGGCAGGTGCTCTCGGGGTTTCTCCTGAAGCTCGCGAACGTGCAGCCCTCGCACGACCTGCACTGCATCGGCTGGGTGAGCGAAGGCAAGCTCGTGATCGTGGTGGGCTTCTCTGCCTTCCTTGGGAAAACCGCGCAGATGCACGTTGCCTTCGCGCCCGGGTGGCACTTCGCGCCGAGGACGCTCTTGGGCTACGTGTTCAGCCATGCCTTCAACGAGACCAAGCGCGAGCTGCTGATCGGCGTGGTGAACAGCTTGAACGTCCGGGCGATGCGGCTCAATCTGCACTTGGGCTTCACTGAACTACTGCGGCTCCCGGGCATGCACGATGACGGGGGCGACTTGGTGGTGCTCGGCATGAAGCGCTCAGAGTGCCGCTACTTGAACGAGCCTACCGCCGTGCCCGTCACGGCAACTGGGAGTGCATGAAATGGACAAGCACCGCGTTCTACACGCGATCCGGCAGGGCCTGCGCGATCCGTTCCACGCTGCACGCTATCACGGCGGCGGCAAGGGCAGCGCTCCACCGGCACCGGACTATCGGGGTGCTGCGGAAGCTGAGGCCGCAGCGTCGAAGGAAAACCTGACGCAACAGACGTGGGCGAATCGCCCGAACATCTTCACGCCGTGGGGGTCGCAGACGTGGCAGAGCAGCAGCACGATTGACCCGACCACCGGCCAGCCGGTGACCTCGTGGCAGTCCGACATTGTGCTCTCGCCCGAGCAGCAGGAAGCGCTCGACTCACAGATGCGCGTGCAGAGCGGCAGGAGCGGCGCAGCCGAGATGCTGCTCGATCAGGCAACCGGCGCATTCGGCACACCCTTCGACTGGGAGGGCATGCCGCAAGTCGGGGACCTCGGACAAGCGCAGGCCGGTGCCTACGAAAAGCTCTCCGCGATGGCCGAGCCGGGACGCACGCGGCGGCAGTCGGCGCTCGACACGCGGCTCGCCAACATGGGCCTCACCATGGGCGGCGAAGCGCACAGGCGGGCGCAGGGCGAGCTGGGCGAGCAGTTCGCGCAGCAGGACAAGGGATTCATGGCGCAGGCGATGGCCGAGGGCCGCGCCGACATCGCCGCGCAGCAGGCGCGACGGCAGGCAGCGATTGCCGAGGAAGGCCAGCGGCGCGGCATGCCGTTGAACGAGCTGAATGCGTTGCTGACCGGCCAGCAGGTGAACATGCCGAGCATGCCGGGATTCTCGCAGGCGGGCATGGCGCAAGCACCCGACTACACGGGAGCGGCTGCGAATCAGGGCCAGTATGGGCTGAGCGCCGCGCAGTTGAAATCACAAAGCGGCATTGACTGGGGATCGCTCGCTGGCTCCGCGATGATGGCGGCGGCGATGTATTGACATGCTGCTCTCGGCACTCATCCAGAAACTGATCGGCACGATCCCGATGCCGCTGATCGGGAGTCGCGAGCAATTCGTGAACTACTTGAAGCTCGCGCACGGCACCATGCGGGCCTCGGCCCCGCTCTTGGAGCTGGCGGTCGCGAAGGCCGAGGGGGAGCTGCGCGACTACTACCGCAGCCACTTGGAGGAGGAGCGCGATCATGCTGACTGGCTTGCTGCGGACCTGCGCGTGCTCGGTGAAGGTCCGCCCCGACTCGATCACGCTGCGGCTGCGATTGCGGGCGCTCAATACTACTACCTCAATCATGTCGGGGCGCACATGCTGCTCGGCTATATGGCGGCGATGGAGTTCCGCCCGATGCCGATGGCGACGGTGGACAAGCTCGCCTCGATCTTCGGCGAGGATGCGATCCGCACGCTCCGGCACCACGCGCTGCACGATCCCCAGCATTCCGAAGTGCTCGCCCGCGTGATCAACCGGCACGAGGACCAAGGCGACGGGATCGCCTACAACGCTTTCGTCACCACGAAGATGCTCGCGCACTATTTGAGCGAAAGGATGGGCCATGGCGCAACTCTCTAACGAACAGCTCGCCGCGATTCTGGAAATGGAGGACCTGCACAGCCGGGAGAAAAAGCTCGCGCAGCAGCAGGCGATGGCGACGCACCTGCGGGGGACGGGCCTGCAGCCCAGCGCCCGCATGGACGCGGGATCGCAGATGGCTCGCGCTCTTCAGGGCTTTGGCGCAGCTCAGGGCTACAGGCAGGGGCAGCGTGAGATTGATGCGCTCGGCAAATCCCGCGACGCGACGATGGCGAAAATCAAGGCCGCACTCCTGCAGCAGCCCCCGACGCAGACGCCACAGGTGAACTCGCAGGGGGCCTTCGGAGCTGACATTTTGCAAGGCGGCTATTGATGGCCGAGTTTGATCCCATGCTGGAGTTCGAGGAGGACCCGCTCCTCGATCCGCTGACGCGGCAGCGCCTGCTCGCGGCGAACGTGCGCGGCGCTCCCCCGGCGCGGATGCCTCCCCCGAGCGCACCGCCCGCCGCAGGCGCTGGAGCTGCACCAACCTCGGAACAGCTCCTGCGGCAGATCAGCGAGCGCATGGGGCAGCGGCCCGATGTCGCGCCACTGGTCGAGCAGGCGAAGAGCCGCCGCGAGCAATCCAATCGCGACCTCGTGCTCGCGTTGACGCTCGGCGCGAAAGGCGGTGAAGCCTTCCAGCCATTCTCGGGCCACCTGCTCAAGCAGGCGATGGCTCAAGGCGGCGACATGGAAATCCCCGGCGGCTGGGGCACGGTGACGCCGCAGGGCGTTACATGGAATCCGGCGAAGCAGGAAGAGGCCGACCTCGCACGCCTGACGCGCCTCTACGACATCACCCGGGGCAGCGAGGACAAGCGCGAGGCGGCGAGGCTGCGGGGCGAAGCCGAGAAGGAGCGCCGAGCGGATCGCGCCGCAGTGGCGGCGGCAGCGGCACAAGGTAGAACAGACCGCGCCGAGGATGCGCAAGCGGCGCGGCGTTTCCAGCAGGAGAATGCGCTGCGCGATGACTTCGAGAAGCAGGTGAAGGATCAGCGCATCACGCTCGCCACCTATCCGCAGATCGAGGCGGCGCTCAGCGGCACGCCGAGCGCAGCAGCCGACATGCGGGCGATCTTCCGCTACATGAAGATGCTCGATCCGACCTCGGTGGTGCGCGAGGGCGAATACGCGACCGCGCAGAATGCGACCGGCATCCCCGACCGAGTTCGCAATAGCTATAACGCGGTGCTCAGGGGCGAAAAGCTCAATCCGAGGCAGCGGGCTGACTTTCTCGCGCAGGCGAAGAGCGAGCGCGACACGGCGAGGAAATACTTCGATGAGCGGTCGCGTGAGTTCACCACACGAGCCGAGACTTACGGACTGAATCCGCGCAACGTCATCCTCGGTTACGAAGCCGAGGGCGGCGGACAACCGGGTGGACGCGGCACCGAGCGGTCACCGATCCGAGTGCCGCGAGCTGGTGGCGGTGCAGCTCGACCCGGACAGCCTCAAGTGATTGACGTGGACCT